TTATTTGATTTTTTACTATAAAATTTTCATATACCTCAGAGTAGCTAGAACTTTCCTTTAAACTGGATAACGACGGTATGGGTATTAATTGAATTAGAGGTTTTGTTAGTTTTCCTTCCTCTATGAGACTGGATGTTGATGTTTCTTCCCAGACTGGTCCGAGAGCACCAGTAAGGTTATACTTGGGAATATCTTCAGATGGCGGAGTGGCTGTGAATCCTAATCTATACTGGGCTTTAGGGAAAGAGTTTATCGCTGCTAAAGTTACTTTCCCGTTAGCAAACTCGTGTACCTCATCCACCAGCAGTACTTCGGCTTCTTCTAGATGTGTGTCCAATATTTTATCAATACTCTGTACTGTACATAGCATAATATCTCCGTAAATATAACCTTCTCCAAAACAAATACCTAAGTTTTCTATTTTACAACTTTCATTAAGAAAATCATAAGTTTGAGTTAAGATTTGTTTGGCATTGAACAGAATAACCATCTTCTTAGAAGATAGAGCTTTTATTATTCCTGCCATAATTAAAGTCTTACCTGAACCCGTGGGAGATTTGATAACACCTCTTTTCTTAAGCAGTGCCTTTTTTATAAAATCTTTTTGGAAATTATAGTATGTAAAGTTTTTTATATTTTTTATTGAAAAAGTGGAGTCCTCTTTGTAGAGTACTTCCACATCTGGGGCGCAGTCTATGCGCTTAAGATCGGCTAAAATATACGATAGAAGCCCAGAAGGAAAGCTCCCAGCTGCGGTTATAAACCTCTTTTTCCCATCCCACTGCCTTCTTTTGTAGACTGTGGAAAACTCTGATCCAGGGACTTTAAATGTATATAATCTGATCAAAGCCTTTAATAGATCAGGGTTGTCAGTGTGAATTTTTGATTTAATTATTCCACATTCAATTTTCATCACTACTATTATAGGGTGTAATCGGAGATTTATATGGACAATATACCTGTTGAACGAGATTCTATGGACACCAAAGATAGTATAATTAGCAGTATACTAGAAAACGCACCAGCGCAAATGCAAATAGAAGTTAAGCTACCTTCTTTATGTTTGCCTTATAAGAATTATGATGCAAATCTTCCTGTGATGCTTAGGCCAATGACATTTGAAGACGAAAAGCTTATTGCAAGTGTACAAGAATCAGATTCCTCTGAAGATCCTTTAAATGCCATTCTTGCGAGATGTACATTAAATTTACCTATACATGAACTTTTACTTATTGATAAAGTTTACCTAATTCTCAAGTTACGAGAAATTTCTTATGGGGATGAATTTCAAGCAGATGTTACCTGCACAAAATGTCATAAAGAAACCCCAGTAAAATTTGATTTAAAAAATCTACCCGTTACTTATTTTCCAGAGGATATGCAAATTCCTAAAGAAATTGATCTACCTGTAATTCAGAAAAAGGCTAAAGTGCGCTTCCCCACAATAGCGGATGAAAAAGTGCTCTCGGGCGGTGGAGCAGCCCTGGCCCAATTATGGAGATTTATTGTCGAAATTGATGGGCACAGTAACAAGGGAATTATTTCAGAAGTTATTTCCCAATTGCCTATTAAAGACGCTCATACTATTATTAATGCTATTAGTGGAGCCGAATTTGGAGTACAGACAAAGGTTAAATTTCAGTGCTTCCAATGTCGTGAAAATGCAACCATAGAACTCCCAATAGGCCCCGGTTTTTTTACCGTGAGCTAGGCTCTAATTTAACCTTAGAGTCATTATATTTAGAAACCTATATACTCGTACACAAGATAGGTTTTACATATAACGATGTAAAACAAATGTGTAGGAATGAGAGAGCTATGTTTCTAAACTTCTATAATGAAGAAATTACTAGGGAACGAGAGACTATAGCTCAGGCTAGTAGGACATAGTAATGGGCACACAAGCAAACGCTAATACTAATATAGGAGAATATATAGATAGGTCCAATCACCCAGGAACTAGACAAGTTGTTGGGCTAGAGGCCCATTTTATTCAAGATGGCTTATATGTAGATCCTCTAGAAATTAGCGGTGTAACTGTAGTTAATGCGGGGGAATTCCGTTCTAAGGATGATTTACTATCCAGTATAGGTAATTCTTTTCAGATAATTTCTCCAAATATCTCTGATACTCAGATAAAGTATCATTGGAGCTCAATTGCACAAGTGGATGCTAATGAGATGAGGGAGCCAACATCTCATAAGTTGCCCGTATCTGGTGCAGAAGATATTTCCCAATATAATCCGCAAGACGGAGAAAATGCTAGTGGAGTCTATCGGACAGGCAAAGGTAAATATATTGTATTTTTAAATAATGCTCTTGATGAAAGTATTTCAGATTTGACAAGTACTTATACTTTTCATGGTTCTAGTATTTCCGTGCCAAATACAGCAACTTTTGTCGGAGATTATAATGATATTTGGACTGTTAGAATGCTTTGGCAAACACTTGATAATGTTGAAGTAAGTCCAGGGGTTACGGATGATATAAGATCCATTGTTCAAGACTTTACCCTTTATGGGGATTATGGAAGTCTTGTTGTGGCTACCGAGCCCATAATGCTTGAGACTCAGCATAAATTACAGAGAGATAAATTTACAAGTGAGTCCTTAGTTAACTTAGAAATTGGAACCGAAATTGTTATTCGTAATCATACTATTGATGAGGTAACAAAAACGGTTCTTGAAAATACATCTATCCAAAATTTTGAAGCTAAACTTCAAAAAATGAATGATGGGGGGGATCTCTCGTTGCCTCCGTATTGGACCACAAATAGTTATACTGATTGGAAAGGTATAATTTTCGGGGCAGAAAAGCCTACTTTTGCCCATCACGAAACTCTAGCCGATCTAGGTAGTTTTAGGGTAACTTCTAATAATACTCTAGTAATCCCATGTGATTTTAGAACATCACCAATTGAAGCTACTATGCTTCAGGAAGTAGATATGGAACATATAGGTGGGACTGTGGTGGGAACTTGGAGAGTTAAAGTAAGATATGCCATAATGGATCAACATTTTGCTAGTCCATGGATGTACTTTGAGGTTAAGGAATAGTATATTATGGGAATAATAGGACAAGGTGTATCTTTTGCTGAGGGCGGGTACGAGTATACAGATAGAAATAATCATCCTACTGCTACTCAAAGAGTAGGTCTTGAAGCCTCTTTCTACAACCAGGGAGAGAGGGTTAGTCCTTATTCAATCAGCGGAGTTACCCTGTTTAGCAAAAATGATTTTCCTGATACTAAGTCTGTACTAGGCTCTGATGGGCTGATATCCTCCTCTGTAACAGCCAACCAAATTAAGTATCATTGGCATACCCCTTCTGGCGAAGGGGGGCTTAATTCCCCTGAAGGAGCTGTAGGCAGCGTATTTTATGGAGATGAGCCCGCAGATGCCAGTACAGTATACTGGCTCCAACACGGAAGCCAGGAGTATGGAGTTAATATTGGAGATGAAGGAAACTTTGTTGTTCTTTTAGAGGGGCAAAAAGATGGAGATTCTATAGCTTCAACTTATGATTTTCATGGGTCTGAAATATCTATCTCTAATACGGCGACGGCTGCTGGGGAGTATTTTGATGTATGGACAGTACAGCTCACAAAAGATCAACCGTATACCTCATTCATATTCCCTTCGTTTACTTTATATTATAATACTTGGTATGGATTGTCCGAACCGTTAAATATCACAACTTCTCATAGGTTGTTAACAAAAAAAATTACAAATAATTCTATAGTTGATATAAAAATTTCTTCTGAATTTACGGTCCATAATAAGAATATAGATGATTCTTTAAAAAGTATTTTAAAAGATATAACTTTTACTAACCTAGGATTTCAATTACAAAAAGTTATTGATAACCCTATAGAGGGGACAGAGCCAATCCTTTCCATATTTCCAGAAGGAAATAACCCAGAATCAAATGATTGGTCTACTACTACTAATAGTTATCCTAATACAGTTAAGTTAGAATCTATAAATGTCGGCTCAGATAATACTATAAATATTCCCATGGATTTCAGAAAGGTTGGCGGGGCATCAATAACCAGTGGGATTAAGCAAAGAATGGGATACCAAATGAAAGGTACTTGGAGAGTTAGAGTTAAGTACGATTTGGTAAGAGAAAGACTGGTTAGCCCGTGGATGTACTTTATAGTCTTTTAAGACTCTCTTCCATTCTATAATCAAAGGTATATTCGTTAGTGCTATTCTCGATGTAGTCCTTAAGATTAATACCTTTAACATGAGCCTCGTTCCAATCTTTAAATTCTTTGGGAGGCGCGACTGTGTATATTTCAGACATCAATTTTTGTCTTCTTAATCTGTCTGCTTTGCTTAACCCCCTTTCCCCAGCAGAATCGTTATCATAAGCGATAATAACTTTTCCCCCAAAGTACTTTAGAGTATCCATTTGGTGGTCAGAAATAGTACATCCCAAGGTAGAAGTAGCATTCACTCCTTGAATCTGTAGTGAGATAGCATCTAAAGGTCCTTCGCAGACAACAACATAATCATCCGTCTCATCAAAAGGGTATAGAATAGCGGAAGGACGAACACCATAATCCACAGGAGGGTTAAGGTATTTGGGGTGTAGATTGTTATTAATACTGCGGGCTTGGAAATAAAAGATGCACTCATTTTTAGCAAAGGGAATAAGTATTCTATCCCTATATGGCCCTTCTTTACAAATATAATATTGAGTAGATTCATCTTTAAGGTTGAATAATTTTCTATCCATTAGAAAGAGCCAAGCATTAGAATGGTCGTTGTAGGACTCGGGGGTTAAAGGGTCTGCTTGTCCTTCTTCTAATACTGATTGTAGATTTACATTCTTTTTTATTTTTTCCTTAGGAACCTCTTGAAGGAAATCGTCATTAGAAAGAAAGGATTTGAACAGTAATTCACTCTCTGCCTGTCGGTAACTCAGGTTCTCGCTAATTGCGTAGAGTTTTATGAAATTACCCTTCTCCCCAGACTTGAAGCACTGCCATAGCCCTGTGGCCGCGTTGACGCTCATGTGCCGCTTGTAGTCGTTCTCTAGGAACAGAGAGGGCATTATGAACTCCGAGTTAGTCAGCCTCCCCACAGAGCCGAAGTGCTCAGTAAGGTAATCTTTGATGAAATTTCTACGCTCCATACCTCTATAATAGAGCACGGAGGCAAAATGTTCATCAATACAATCTCAAATTCTAAGTACGGTACTTTTAAGCAATGTAAGCTAAAGTACAAGTATAAGTACATTAACAGGCTGCAAGAGGATGAAGGGGGGAACACAGATCCTCTTCATTTTGGTTCGTATATACATAAGATTCTTGAAGATGGAGTCAATGCTACTACCTTTGGGGAATTAGAGTCTCTAGCTGAAGAACATCGTTCCAACTACAAATTTGGATCTCAGTATGATGGTAAGACTGAAATTTGTATTAAGAACTTCTTAAAATTTAACGCCTCCCTAAAAGAAACAGTTGCTACTGAACTTCCCTATGAGGTTAAAGTTAAAGATGATATCAAGCTTAACGGTATTATTGACAGAGTAGTTAAAGGGGATGATGGAGGATTTTTAGTCATTGACTATAAGACATCAAAGCGAGAAAAGACTCAAGTTGAACTATATCAAGATCCCCAATTGCAAGGCTATTGCTTTGCTATTCATGAATTATATAAAGTCCCGATCTCAAACATTGTAGTAGCCCATTACTACCCGTTGACGGGACATTTAGTAACTTGTACTTATGGTACCACACAAATCAACAATTACCTCAGAAATATTATTGATGAGGTTTGGAAAATACGAAAAATGAAATCCCCTGATTTCTGCGCTTCTGAAAATGAGTTCTGTAACTGGTGCAGCTACAAATCTTTGTGCCCCATATTTAGCGACCCAATGACGCTAACTCAGAGAATCGAAGAGAGAAAAACTAAAAAGAAGTTTAAGAAGGCTTAAACTTTTTTCTCAAAACTACTGGGTGAAACATTTCAATGTCAATAGTCTTGAAGAAGTTATTGACAGTCTCTGGGGAATACTTCCCCTTCTTGGTTAGATAATTAAATAGAGTATCAATCTTTATCGGCTTTTGAGCACTAAGGGCTGATATAATTTTGAGCTGAAATAATTTAATAAATCTCTCTGAGTATTTGTGCCTCCATCTCTCTGTGAAGGCGCTGCTTAGAGCATCATCTATAAGATCTATAAAGTCTATTATTTCTGTGTCTAGGTTTCCTTGATACATATACTTAGTGATAATGATAAATTTTTGTTTTTTATTTATCCTGTTTATTATATAATACTCTAGTAATGCCAAAATCTTCAGTAACAATTCCGAAATTCTTAAATTTTTTTGGGGCCGATCCCTACAAAGATGTAGCAAGGGTAGACACAAACCCCTTCAATATATCCCCAGGAGATATAGTTAAATTTGAATATGATGACGGGGGCGAGAGGATTGTTCTAGTTGTTAGAAGGTGGGGCAATACTACAGGATTCTACACTAGCCTAGGTACGGGAAATAGGTTGATGTCCTGTTTTAAGCTATCTGGGGAGGAAGTGGCCTCTTTGGAAACGACTCAGTTGGTTCTAACTGAACTATATAATAAGAAGGTTAAAACTACCTATGATAATATAGCGGGTAGAAAACAGGTATCTTTGTATAATAATAAGAAAGGCACCTTGGCAGGTAAATTAAAAAGTTTGAATAGACTATTTGGTGGAGATAATTACAGAACTTACAAACTCTTAAAGATGAGGCATACATCAAAAATCAACCTAAAAAAAATGGAAAATACCAAAATTAAAATGGATACAGGTAGGAGATAATGGCAGAGTTTCCATCTACAGAGTTTTTAGATAGGCTGAATTCAACTCTTGGTAGGCTAAGAAAGGATTTTGGTGGTTTAGGGGGAAACTTAGAC